TACTGCTGAAGAACGTAGACAAATAGAACAAAGTCTTACTGATAAATTCTGCTCAGAATCTAATTCAGGTAAATTTGTACTTACATTTAGTGACGACAAAACAAGAACACCTGAGATAACACCTATTAGTTCAAGTGACCTTGATAAACAGTATTTAGCTTTACAGGAGCTACTTACTAGCAACATTCTTTCTGGGCATAGAGTAACTTCAAAAACTCTTATGGGAATAGATACAGCTAATGGATTTTCAAGTAATACAGATGAGATTATAAATGCAGCAAATTTCTACTTAAATACAGTTATCAAGCCTTTTCAAGACCAATTAGTAAAACAGCTCAGAAAGATATTTCAAATTAATAATATGGATATGCCTGTAAACTTTGTACAGCTTAAACCTATTACAGTACAATTTGATTCTAAGACTATCAGGGAAGTTATGACAACTGATGAAATAAGAGATGAGCTTGGACTTGAACCTTTAGGTGAAGATGACACAGTAGAACAAGATGTAAAACTTAGTAAAGTTGGTATGATTGATGGAGAACCTGTTTTTAGCACAATAGAAGAGGCTCAGGCTCACGCAAAGACAATAGGGTGTGAAGGGTACCACGAGCACGAATACGAAGGCAAAACCGTTTATATGGCTTGTAAAGATCATTCTGAAGCTACTGATCTAAAAAAGTGTGAATGTAGTAAATCAGAAACTGAATTAACTGAGCTTACAAAGTTTATAGAGCAATTCGGTGAAGATGAAGCAGATGAATGGGAGCTAATTGAAGAAGAAATGGTAGATGGAGAGCACAATGACTTTGATTTTGAAGCTGAATTAAACAAACAAGTGGAGGGTAAAACAGAACTTGCTAAGGCAATTACTTCAAGACCAAACGCTAGAAGTACGCAAGACGGAGTAAATAAATCTTATAACGATTATTACAAAGTAAGATATGTTTATGCTACAGATAATTTTTTAACTAATAAATCAGGAACAAGCAGAAGTTTCTGTAGAGATATGGTGGCTGCTAATAAAGTATACAGAAAAGAAGACATAGTAAACGCTAATAGTGTGGAATTGAATCCAGGATTTGGGCACCCTGAATATGCTTATATGGATGATGAACTAGGAACGTATAATTTGTTTTTATACAAAGGGGGACCACAATGTAGGCATTTTTGGTTGCGTAGAATTTACAAGAGTTCTTTAAGAAATGCAAAAAAACCAATAAAAGACGCTGAAGTTATTGGTTATACAAAGGCTGTTAGCGAAGGCTTTACAGCTGAAAGAAATGATAAGCTGGTAGCAATACCACCACAAAGAATGAAAAATAACGGATATTACAACTAATTATGGCATACGTACTCTTTATATCAGAAACAAAACTTAAGGAATCCACAGCGGTAAACCTTAATGTAAGTGTTGACATCTTACTCCCATTTGTGCGTGAAGCACAGAAACTTTATGTTGAAACAGCACTTGGAACTGACCTTACACAACATTTAAAAAATCATATTATAGCAGGAACTTTAACAGGGGCTGACAAGACTCTAGTAGATGATTACATCGGTGATATGTTACCAGGCTATTCATTATACCACGCCTTGCCATATCTTAGGTTTAAAGTAGAAAACGGGAATGTTTATTCTAAAACGTCAGAAACTGGAACAGCATTATCAACTGAAGAAGCACAACATTTACGTGAAGAAATCTTAAATACAGCAAGTTATTATCGTGAAAGAATGATTGACTATATTAGAAATAATACAGCTAGTTTTCCATCTTACAGTACGAATAGTGGGGCGGATGTAAACCCTTCTATTGATAACTATTACGCTGGAATGAATTTAGAAAAACCAAGACAAGGCACTGAGTTAACTCTTAGAAACTTTTTAAATGCTGGAGATTAATGAAGAAATATTATAAAACAAAACCGCAGAACATAACAAAGCTAAAGTCCTATTTGGATAAAAAAACTATTAAAAATGACAGATCTAAAAGACACAATACAAGTAGGACTCGCTAATGGTTCTGCTATCGGTTTTAGTATAACTGATTGTAATGAAATACTAACTTTGGTTTCCTTAGTTTTAGCAATAGGATTTACCATTTATAAATTTATAAAATATGAAAAAAATAATTTGTAACATATTATTCTACATAACAGGAAAAGAAATTTGTTTAAATTGGTGTGACAAAAACTGCAAATTTGATAAGACTATATAAATGCCTAAGAAAAGAAAGCTCAACTCAACTAATCCTAAATACTTAAAAACAGATGAAAAAGCTCCTGAAGTTCGTAGAGAATTTGTTAAAGAAGTTAAAGGTGTTAAAGTGTACAAAGTCTATTACATTTGATTTGGAAAGCAAAATTAATCTTTTACTCATAAGAGATACATTTACAGAAAATTCAACTATAGGTGAACTATTTTTAAATGGTGAAAGAATGTGTGATACTTTAGAGAATCCTTATATAAATAATGAAAGAAATATATCTTGTATCCCTGAAGGTCAATACAAGGTAAGATTAAGAACAGCAAGAGAATCAGCTACTAGAGATTACTTGCACCTTTTAGTACAAGATGTTCCAAACAGAGATTATATATTGTTTCATAGAGGTAATACAGCTAAAGATACAAGCGGCTGCATCCTAGTGGGGCTAGGAAGTCAACAGGACTTTGTGCAGAACTCTACATTGGCTATGGATTTACTTATGAAAGAAATTATAAATTTGGGAGGAACAAAAATTAATTTAATAATCAAAAACCCATAAAAATGAAAAATTACATAATTACTCAATTACTTACTTCTAAAAAAGTATGGTTAGGAATATCATCTATTGTCATTCCTTTAATTGCAACTACTTTAGGCGTAGATGAATCATCAGTGTCAGATATATGGTGGTCACTTATCGCTATGCTCGGTGGACAATCTTTAGCTGATTTTGGAAAGTCCAACAAATAGATTTAGATTGAAGCCACACGAAATTGTGGCACTCAAAAAAATGCGGGAATCCGAGGCTAGAAATGTTCTAGTCATCGGTGACCTGCACGAACCATTCTGCTTGGATGGTTACCTTGATTTTTGCCTAGAGCAATACGAATATTACAACTGCACACAAACTATCTTCATCGGGGACATAATTGACAATCATTATTCTAGTTACCACGAAACTTCAGCAGATGGTATGGGGGGGGCTGATGAGTTAGATCTAGCCACAAAGAAAATATCTAAATGGTATGAAGCCTTTTCTAAAAAGGGCACGAAAGTAATAATCGGAAATCACGATCGTATTATAATGCGTAAGGCACAGACTTCAGCTATTCCCTCTAAATGGATTAAATCATATAAAGAAGTTTTAGGAACACCAAATTGGGATTTTGTAGAAAGATACGAGCAAGATGGTGTACAGTATATACACGGCGAAGGCGGAACAGCTAGAACCAAATGTCGTGCTGATATGATGAATAGCGTACAAGGTCATCTACATACGCAATGCTATACAGAACATTATGTCGGAAAAAACTTTCGTGTCTTTGGAACTCAGGTCGGCTGCGGAATTAATCACAAATCTTATGCTATGGCATACGCTAAGTATGGCAAACGACCTGCAGTTGGTTGTGCTGTAGTACTAAACAATGGAGAAACACCTCTTAATCTTTTAATGCCTTTATAATGAAGCTAAAAGATTCTACAAAACTTTTTTTATTTTATTTTTTTATTATAACAATAGTTTTACTCTTAGCTATTTAAACACCCCTTTTAAGCCTTTTAAGGCACTTTCATATCTTTTTAATAGTTATATATTACACAGTACACAAAGTTGCTGTATCTAGCAATTTATATTATTTGTTAATTAATATGTTTAAAGTTTGGTTTATAACTTTATTTTTTATATCTTTGTTGTGTTAATATAATTAATAACTAAAAACAAACAAAATGAAAACTAACTACACAATGAAAGAAGCTACAAACAAAGAAGAGGCTATTATATCTATATTAGATGTAATAAAAGAAAACCCTTTATGGATAAACAAAATAACAGACTCACTGTTTATTTTAGTAAAAACCATAGAAGATGAACACAAAAGATTCCTTTTAGAAAAATCAGTAGATGAACAAGTAATAGATTTATTTGTAAAGTTAAAAACTGAATATTATAACTTTAAAGACAATACACAATGGAATTACTAGCACAAGATTTTTACTTTGACCCAAACGGAAGATACACAACAGTATCAAAATGGAAAAGTCAACACCTGTCTTTTGATCACGACCTAAAAGAAATACCTTCAGCTATTAGAATCTTTGGAACTAAGATAGAAATTGACAGGGCATTAGATGAGTATATTAATAAAACAGAATTAACTTTAGATGAATGCTATACTTATAAAGTAGAAAAAAAAGGGTCATTTTTTTACAATGAAGAACAAAATAAAATTATTGCCAAAAAGCTCCAGCAATATA